CTACGTGGTCATGTATATAAGCTTCTATCGCGTGAGCGTGGGCCTGAATTACATCCTGTGAGTTTGAAGGGATACCCTTAGTCTTTACGCTTGCGGTAGATGATGCCCCCTTGAGGTGCTCGGGTCGATCCATTAAATAACCATCATAACCTCTTGATTCAAAGTATCTTACTATACCGTACTTGTTGTTCTCAACCAAAAGAGGATACCCGTAGAAGAATGCGGCCATTAGCACATCCTCATAAAATATCTTAGCTAAATCTGGACGAGAAGCATACTCCAAAACAAACATGTTCGAAGGGTTCTCCATATGAAATTTGTTGTATAGATGCAAAGCCCCCTTAGATCCTCTTCCGTCTAGCGTGGCGTCTAAATCATATGAGTCAACACCACCACAACCTCTGTCTGAAAATGGAGCAACTTTTTTACCTCTGTCGTTCTTTAAAACGTTCCTCTGCTCGTTAGGAGGCATCCAACTAACCTTGAACCTTCCATTTATATCGGGGCTAAAAACAGCCTCTTTATCTTTCTCCTTCCATATAAAGTTACCTCTAACTACAGGGTTGGGGAAAAGTTCATCGTTATATTCTATCTGCTGGTATATCTTACCTATGTTAAATAAACTACCCTCGATGCTATCCCGAAAAGCCTCGTCTTCTGTAAAAGGGAACTGCCTCGTCACCTCATTCAACTCCGAGGGGTCGTGCTTTAGAGAGGCTCTTTCATTCTTGAGATAGGTTTTAGACCCAATAGATATATCCACCCCATCTATACCATCGACTATAGCGTCTGGATCGGATGTAACGGGTTTACCATATATGTCAAAAAACCCCTCTAATGATTCCTGGGCGGGGATAAACAATCTGTATAAACCGCTTACCGTTCTACCGTTTGCGTTTCTCTCTAAAGGATCCGAATCCTTCCATAGATCTTTGTATTGCTTCCCCCCTTTGTCCATCGGATTTACTGTGCTTCCGACCAGAGCCTTTCCCACGATTTTTCTTCCGACGATCAAACATGTCCTCTGTATCCTCCATGCGTCCTTTATGTCTGTAGGTCTTTCCCATTTTCCTGCTTCATCTAGATACAATAGGTGTAATTTCTCCCCATCATATGCGTTGTTAGTTGTGTTTTTCCAATTTATAACCGTATTCAATGCCTCGCCTGTCTGGGAGGTTTTGTTCTTTTTGGTTATTCTCTTTGATGGCTCTCTAAAAGCCAGCTCCATACGAGGGTTCGTTGTACCGTCCTGTATAGGCTTAAAGAAGAAAGGATAGTTTCTAAACATATAAACCACCTTCTTCATAAATATATTCTCCTGAGCGTCTTTTCCCGTCTTAGATTGTATCCCTAAAAGCTTTTCTTTAACTTGAGTGCCCTCATCGACAAGTACAGCAGAGCATATATTCGTGTATCCGCTACGACGGCATTTAGTGTATAGTTGACCTATGCATCTAGGGTCAGTTTCACACGCACACATATGTAAAAATATATCTCTTTGAAAGTCTAAAAAGTATGGGTATCCAATATCTAGCTTGGTCCACTGGAGCATCATGTAATGCCTCCCCGTAATATATGTAGGTGTACCGTCGTTATAAAACCAAAAACCCTCACGCCTACGCCTAAACTCCTCTTCGATATATGGACGAAACCTCGCTCTGAATTCCCTTGGCATCGCCTCCCACTCATCCATAGAACTAATACGAGACAGTTCCTTCGGCAAAGGTATCCTTCCCCACACCTGCAAAGAGTTTGATTTTTTATATCCAAAAATTTCTTTCTTCGGCGGCCTTTTTGGAAGACAAATGAGTAGCCCACCGAGGTCGATAACTTCACCCTCCGTACCGTTGGGACAAATTTTAACTGCGGGGGTATCATATTCTTTGACGTCTAATAAGACACTCATTAAAAGGTCTGACCGTACCTGTTAGATCTAAACCCTGGGGCTCCAGACTTAGGGTTGGCTAGTTCCATATACTTGTCGCAGCCTTCACACTTGATATCGTGAATAACGCCTTCACCTTCTATGTGCCTTATTGTAACCCCAGATTTGTTTACAATTTCGTCTTTGCATTCACATTTGTAATCCGCCATGTTATTTAATTTTATTTACGTTTAGATCCTTTTAATCTAGATTTTTCTGCTATACCTCGGTTCTTGGAGGCTTTCATAACTTTCACCTTAGATCCTTTATGGTGTATATCCATTCCGTCTCCTTTCCTTACAAGCCCCATTTTTGTGAGCCTTGTTCTATTCCTGTTTCTAAGAGCACGATTTTTTTTCTGTGCACTAGAAGACTGAAACTTGCTGTACTCCTTTTTATAGTTTCTTTTTGCTAATTTCATTCTTCCACAAAGTTAAGGAAAAGTTCTAACTGCTCAACTATAGGTAAACACTCATCTTCTATTTCACGCTCGATATAGCTCCCCGCTCCCCAGCTTCCTGACCTACGCTCATCGTAATGGTGTATAGAGTGACAGTTTGCGCACAGAACTTCACACTTTTCTACCTCAGTTTTTACAGTTTTGAATATGTATCCTTTGCCTATAAGCGTAGCCACACTGTGTTTCTTTGTAGCAGAATCCCTATGGTGCAGCTGCAAGCACCTCTTGTCCGTTATACCACAGTGCTCGCAACCGACACAAGTCTTGTGGTTGTCTACCCACTTGTATATTTCTTTCTTCTGTTCAGCTGTCTCTTTTGATATACAAGGCTTACACCTATTAAACCTTTTTACCCCGTCACCCCTTAGATAGAAGTCCTCTTGTTCTTTTAGTCTCTGGCAGCTTCTACACTGTATCATTTTGAAAACCTTTCAGCAAACCCTCCAGAATAATCACGAGCACCGCTTATCTCTCCGCTGGTCTCTAGATCTTTAACCATCTGGGCTAACCTTTGTCTCTCGACAATAAGGTCTTTACAGTCCGTAGCGGTTTGTTTTATGGATTGAAGTTCCGCTTTCCTAGCGCTACCGTTTACTTCGGGGTCTACAGGTTTTTTAATCTCTTCAATCATATTGTCTATAGCTATCTCCATGCTCTCCATTAGTCTCTGGGAAGCGCTTATTGTAGTAAATTTATATTTCGACATACATTAGGTCTTCTGCGCGGGTGCGGTAATATTCCTCCCCGTCTATGGTTATACGATAATCTCTGTTTTGTTTGAACCCCACCACATCTCCAGGCATAACCCCTATCTCGTCGGCTTCTTGGCACGTATACACCACCTCTGCTTTAGTTGGGAGTTTCTCTGTCAGGTCTACTATCTCTATGAGATCAGATTGAAGAGTCAGTTCCTCTTGTTCCACTGATTTCAATAAACACCATCCCGTTAGACAACGTATCTTACCGTCTTTTTTACTCTTGTATGCGATGGCTTGATTCGATATAGCGTGGGCAGGATCGTAGTTTACAATATATGTATTGTCCTCTTCGGTAAATATCTGCCCGTTGTTGTCCCCGCCTAGAACCACTAGGTGATGGAAGTACAAAGTATCTCCCACCTCTACCCCTGTATCGTATTTAAAGGGGACACACACTACGGGAGCTTCTGTTGTTCTGTTTTTAAAGTCATCAAACCTAGCGTCTATATACAATTCAAAACCGCTATCCGAAGTAATAGTATCTTTAAGCCTGTCCTCTATCTTAACTATAAATAGATTAAACGTCTTCATTTTTTGTAGCTTTATATGGGAACATTTTATTTAATTTTTCTTGGCGTTTTTTACACCCACAATCTTTTTTTACTCCTTTTGAAGCGTGGTATTTTTTATAAAACTCAACCAAGTTTTTCATTTTTGTGCGGCGAGCTATCTTTTCGATAGAGTCCCCTAGTCCTTTGCTTTCACTCATAATCTAAAAGTTACAATTAAACTCTAACATACAGGGCATCCCGTCTATGGCTTTCCATAGCGTCTGTGCGCCGTCTTCGTCTTGCATGTACACAAGGTATCTATTCTTTCCGTATTTAGATAGGTAACGGTCATCTTGTATTATCGTGCTTACCTTTCCCGCGCCTGCTCTCATCCCAACATAATAAGCCATACCATCTTTAGGGTCTCTTCCGACCACAATTTTTCTAATAAGTCCTTCCATTTTATTCTAATTCTATTCCCGTTCCGTCTAGCAGGTCATCTAGGTCGGGTGGTGTATCCCAATCTACATCATCACTATCATCCCAGGTACTATTTATAAAGTCTAATATACTGTCTAATTCTTCTTTTGAATCTAAGCTGTAACTATATATAGCTTGAAGCCTTGAGTTCCCCATGAAATCTTCGTCTATCAACCCCGTTACCATTATCGAAGCCACCCGACTCTGCATACCGTGTTTGTGTATAATCTCATCCATTTGCATAGATAAACGTTGAATCTCTAAGAAAAATGCTTGTTCTTCCATATCTTTACGTAATAAATTCATTTCAATGCCTAAAAGTAGAGTTCCAAAAACGCGTCTTTTCAGAGACTTCGCACTGCAAGATAAGAAATATATACTAAGGAATAACCTTAAGAGAATAAAACAAGTCAAGAGAAGGATAAATAAAACTACCGAGTTGTCCTTCAGTGAAGTAGAATTTTTACTGTGGGGCTATGACCTTCAGTTCTTTACCATAGACTTTGCCTCTACCGATATGGAGATGAATAAGAACAACACCAAGAACCGATTTATCTATCCCTTAGCTAATAAAGGGTACATATATAAACACTTTGATAAGCTAACCCCCTCTAATACATATGAGGATCATCTCTTTCGGGATGAGACTAAGTTTAACTACAGGGTAAGGTATGCTTTAACCCAGAAAGCCAGGTTACTTGTACAGAGGGTCTATCGAGAGTTAGATGATTAAGCCTCTCCTCCAAAGAATTCCGTTACATCCGTTTGGGAGAGTAAGAGACATTTTGAAAAGTCTCTATACGTTATAGTCACTTCTTCTTCTTTTTCGACGGCTTCCGCAATTTCTTGGTAGACTCTGTAGTAGGCGTGGGTGCTTTTCCCGATGAATCCATTTTTTTTAATATTGTTGTTTTCTTGCGTATCACCCAGTAGCAAACACCCCGCAGTATCCTCATCAGTATTACCACAATGAATAAGGATATATTTAAAATTAGGTACATCAAGGACTTCAAGCATCCCCATATGTATGTCAGCGAACCTGTGAGCGTATTTGGCATCGAAGCCACCAACAGTCCTAAACCCGAGGCGGTACTCTCCTTCAGGTATACAAGTTTCTCCAGCCACCTTTTCGGTGCGGCTCTCATCTTCGAGAGTATAGCATAAAAATTTTCTTTCATCAGTTATGTCAAATAGTATTCCGTTAGTCGAGTCCTCTCCTTTGTTGAACCTTATTACTTCTAGTTTCATTTTTGATTTTATTTAGTTTTATCTTCTCGGCTTCTTTAGCGTGATCTTTTCTTTTCTTTATCGGGTTAAAGTAGAACTTGTTCAATAGTCTTTAAAGCTTTGGGCTTTACCAGAAATTACGTCTTTACACCCAGCCCCTACGCACCCACTATCGTTACTAGACCCTCCTGAGGGTTCCTTTTGTTCTACTTTTACAGTTTTATACTTGTACATCTCCTTCTTACTTGGGGCCTCCCCTATCTCCATAAAGTAAGACAATAACTCTGGGTTTCGGAATACGTTGCCTCTAACATATTTCTCTTCTGAGGGTGTTAACTCTCGTCCAAACATCTGAGCTAACTGATTGTCATCAAGGTCTCCAGCGTTATATTGTTGAGACTCTTCATCTAAAGAGAAGATTCGTGTATTTCCTTTTTTATCTCTTGAGGCTCTGAATTTAGGTAGCTTTTCTCCTACAGACCAATCCATCCCCTCTAAGCCTTCTGATTGCTGTGGGCTTAAAGCTAGCATTTTTAAAACATTACTTCGGTCGCCGCCAGAACGAGTCACGGCATCGCTTAACTGTTGTGAAACCGTCCCATAGATATCTTCTTCTTTATCAGACATTTTTGAGACGGTTGGATACGCCTCTTTCTTTTTGAAAGGGTTCCACTTATTATCTGGAAGATTACCGCCTTCGTTATATCTTTTTAGATATCTCACTATTGGTTTCTTCCTCTAGCGGATTGATTAGGCTGCCTCCAAAATGGATCTCGTGGTCCTGGCATTGGATCATCTGTATTGTTATAGTTCTCGTAATGATCAACAGAGCCTCTAGCTTTTTTTAGTAGATTAATCA